GACGGTCTTTTTCGTGGTCATGTCTTGCACATTCGAGATGTGCTCTTTGAACTTCTTGACATCTATACCAGTCGCATTATGGATTTGAGTTTCCGTGGCGATGTCTTTTAGGGCGTGGAGGTAGGCGGCTGCGTAGTTTCCATGACGAACAGACATCACTGGAGATGAGTCCTGTTGTGCCATGATGGCATATTTGGCCGATTGCTTGACCATCTTATCTATGGACTGTTTCATGCCTCTGGATCGATTTTGCATTACCATCAAAAGTATGATGATGGCCACGAACAGATAGAGGTACATCTTCTACAAGTATCGATGAAAAAAATTATCTAAACAAAATTTAGGTCATGTTAAGATCAGATCCGAACGTCAGATGTTGCCTCTTCCCAGGGAACAAGGTGACACTCAAGAATGAAAGTAAGTTCACAATTCATTACGAAATCACCGTACTGAAAGGTGCGAAGATAAATCACTGTAAATTTGGAATTTCCGCTCCAAGTGGAAATGGAATCAGTGGTGAAGCTGACATAGAAGACGCTGAGCGTCTCCCACCCGAAAACGGTGAGCTGTACCCACACAAGCCAAAGTTTGTGACCATTTCTGGAGGTACGATATTCTCGGTGAGATACAAGTATGAAGGATTGCACTCCGACTGGTCACCCGAAACGAGGAACTTCTCGGTATACGATGATTTAGTATTCGAGCAACCACCTATAGAAGATGTTCATAGGATTGGTGATGAAGAGAAAAGAAGAAAGAAGGAGGAGGAAGAGAAGAGAAGACGGAAAGAGGAAGAAGAACGGAGGAAGATGGAGGAGGACGAGAAAAGAAGAAAGAAAGAGGAAGAAGAACAGAGAAAACGAGAGGACGAAGAGAAAAGAAGAAAACGAGAAGAAGAAGAACGGAAGAGGAGAGAGGAAGAAGCCACACGAAGATTGTGTTCGAGTAAGTTCGGACACATGTGTAGCGCACCCGACACACCCAAACGACAATGCCCACATTGTCATGACTGGTATTGTAATTACCACTTTGAACGAAACAATAACCCTTTCGGAAAAGGTGGTCACATCTGTAATTAAAACCTAAGTGAATGTGCGGTAATTACCAGATAATTAGATAAAATGGAAAAAATTCAGAGACGTTTGTCGAAAAAATACGGGACGAACGTGCGTCTGGACGGGTGGACTGTTAAGTATTCGACCCGTCAGCGCGTTGGACAGAGACCAGACGCTTATTACTTTCCTCCCGGGTCGGATCCGAATCACCGTTCTTCGAATATTCGCTCACTTCCAGACATAGAAAGGTATTTGGGGCTTTCTGACGAAAAGAAGTTTCGAGGGTTTATCGATTCGGTCGGTGCCGTCGGAACCTCGAGTTCACACTCTGTAGGGAAAAGCTTTATCTATATTCTGACGAACCCCGCTTTTCCCCAAATCAAGATTGGTGAGACGACGGACATTGAAAAGCGTCTTAAATCCCTACAAACATCGACTCCCTTTAACTTTAAAGTCTTTAAATTATTCGAATCTCCTTTTCCCCTTATAAAAAAACATTCCTCAGTCCTGACGAAAACACTCGAGCGTATCTTTCATGCACGCTATAGTCATGTAAATACAAATCGGGAGTTCTTCACAGTTTCCCCCGATGTGGTTGTTAAAGAGTTCGAACCCATTGTTGCCCGCATTTCACAATTTTACAAAGAGTCACCAGAACACATCGAGGAATATCTAGATCTATGGTTGCGGTTACAAAGAAATGCTAGTGTGATTGAAAAGGAAACCTAAGTTAGAGTTTTGAGTTGTAATTGTAAACAAGATGGAGAGCGTTCAAAAACTTACCCACATCGAGCATATTCTCAAGAGACCTGACTCTTATGTCGGTCCAGTCGAGCAGGGTTCTGAACCCTACTGGATTCTCAATGGCGACAAGTTCGAGAAAAAGAACTTGAAGTATTCCCCAGCTCTCTTGAAAATCTTTGATGAAATCTTGGTCAATGCGATTGATCGCAACTCCATGTACCCCAAGAATGTTACGTCCATCTCTGTCTCTATTGACAAAGACACTGGTACAGTGACTATCGAGAACAATGGACCCCTCGGAGGTATCGGTGTTCGGATGCATGAAAAGGAGGGTCTCTGGAACCCTGAACTCACCTTTGGTCACCTTCTCACGAGTACGAACTACGATGATTCCAAGAAGCGTATTGTCGGTGGTCGCAATGGGTATGGCGCTAAGTTGACGAACATCTATTCAAGTGATTTTTCCATCGTGATCAAGGACCACGAATCCAAGCAGACGTATTCTCAACAATGGTCGAACAACATGACAACATGTGACAAACCAAAAATCAAAAAACATTCTGGTGCGACTTCTTCAGTCTCCATCGCTTTCACTCCAGATTGGAGAAGGTTTGGGATGTCCAAGATGGACGATACCATTTACAAGATTTTTCAGAAGCGAGTTTGGGATGCGAACATCTGTACGAGTTCCAACTGTAAGGTGAAATTCAATGGAGATGTCCTACCCAAACAGAACTTCGATGCCTACGCCAAGATGCATGAGGGTGTCGAGAATGTCTGTATGGTGACGAGTGATCGCTGGTCAGTGTGCATTGGTCCATCTGAGAACGGTATGGAGCAAGTGTCATTTGTCAATGGTATCTGTACGACGAAAGGTGGTACTCATGTGGATTACGTGGCGTCCCATGTGGCTGCGGGTATCATCGAAGATATGGCGAAGAAGATCAAGTTGAAGCCTCAACAAGTCAAGAACACTTTCACTATCTTCGTGAAAGCGACACTCGAGAACCCAACCTTTTCCAGTCAGGTCAAGTCTGAGTGTACCCTCAAAGCTCAAGACTTTGGTTCCAAGTTCGAACCACCCAAAAACTTTGTCAAAAATGTTCTCAAGACTGGTATCGCGGATGAACTCACAGCGCTCTCCAAGTTCAAGGAGATGAAGGAACTCAAAAAGTCTGATGGTGCTCGAAAGTCTAAAATCACTGGCATTCCCAAACTGGATGACGCGAACAAGGCTGGTACAGCACAATCTGGAAAGTGTACGCTCATCGTGACGGAGGGCGATTCAGCGAAGACCCTAGCCGTCGCAGGTCTCTCAGTGGTTGGTCGAGACTATTATGGGGTATTTCCACTCCGCGGTAAGTGCAAGAATGTTCGAGACTCTTCAGTTGCACAACTCACATCGAACCAAGAGTTCAATGATCTCAAGAAGATTTTGGGTCTTCAACAAGGAAAAGAGTACAAAGATGTCTCAGAACTTCGATACGGACGCCTCATGATCATGACTGACGCTGATAACGATGGGTCTCACATCAAGGGTCTCATTCTCAACATGATCCACTACTTTTGGCCAAGTCTTTTGAAGATGAACTTTGTGGTCTCTATGGTGACTCCGATCATCAAAGCAACCAAGGGTTCAGAGACGAAGTCTTTCTACACTGACTCTGCATTCCGAACCTGGTATGGTGATGGCAAAGCTGGGTGGAAGATCAAGTACTACAAGGGTCTCGGTACTTCTACATCAGCTGAAGCTCGTGAATACTTCAAGAAGATCCAAGATCTGACCGTGAAGTTTGATGTGGATACGATGACTGATAACTCCATCGTCCTCGCATTTGATAAAAAGAAGGCGGATGCTCGAAAGTCTTGGCTTCTTGAGAACACAGCCAAGGATGCAGATCAGTTGGAAATTCCATATGGCAACGTGAGACAGTTGGACATTTCTGACTTTGTGCACAAGGATCTGGTCAACTTCAGTCTTGCAGATCTGAAGCGTTCGATTGCCCACGTGGCTGATGGCCTCAAGCCTTCTCAGCGTAAAGTTCTGTATTCATGCTTTCAGAAGAACCTCAAGGATGAGATGAAGGTGGCACAGCTGGCCGCATATGTGGCTGAGAAGAGTGCCTACCATCATGGTGAGGTGTCTTTGGCGGAGACGATCGTGAAGTTGGCCAACGACTACACGGGTTCCAACAACATCAACCTTCTCGAGCCATGTGGTCAGTTTGGTACGCGCCTCATGGGTGGAAAGGATGCATCTCAGACGAGGTACATCTTCACAAAGCTTACCAAGGAAGCTCGAAAGCTTTTCGATCCCAAGGATGATGCCATTCTCAACTATTTGGACGATGATGGTCGCTCGATCGAGCCTGACTTCTATATGCCCACTCTTCCCATGGTTCTCGTAAACGGTACCGAAGGTATCGGAACGGGTTTCAGTTGCTATGTGCCACCCTTCAACCCCGAAGACATCAAGGGTAACATCGAGAGAATGCTTGCAGGTGATGAACCTGTGGAGATGAAACCATGGTTCAGGGGTTTCAAGGGTAAGGTATTCAAGGATGATGCAGGGTTGTGGATCACAGAAGGAATTTGGAGAGATACTGGATCGCGTCTCAAAGTGACTGAACTCCCACCGGGGCGCTGGACACAGGACTACAAAGAGTATCTGGACACCCTCGTGGAGAAGAAAATGATCACTAGCTACACCAACAACAGCACCACAGAAGATGTGGACTTTGAGATTTTTGGATACAGTGGTAAAGACCTGGTCAAAGACCTCAAGATGAGGAAGACTTTCCATACGACAAACATGCACTTGTTCCATCCCACTCGAGGTATTCACAGGTACACAACACCCGAAGAAATCCTGAAAGACTTTGTGGAACTGAGACTGGAACACTATAAGAAGCGAAAGGCACACCTCATCGATGTACTTCAAAAGAGAGCGGAGATGTGTGGTCACAAGTCGAAGTTTGTCTCTATGGTCATCGAAGGAAAGTTGGTGGTCTTCAAGAGGAAGAAGCAAGATCTTGAGAAGGAGATGTCCACGATGTTCCCCAAGATTGACGGATCGTGGGACTACCTACTCAACATCAAGACGGTGGAGTATACGGAGGAGCGCGTCAAAGCCTTGATGGACGAGGCGAGACAGGCGAATGTGGAGTTGGAGCGTATGATTAAGACGAGCCATGTGACGATGTGGAAAACGGATATTAAAAATATGTGAGTAGTAAGTAGATATGGGTGAGGCTGCTAAGATTTCCCTCAAAGCTATTGGAAAGCAGGATACACACCTGCTTTCCAAAGACCCAGAAGAATCATTCTTTAATTACAATCCAAAGAGACATTCGGAATTTAGAAAGTATCACCGCGCCCGAAATGTCGTGAATAATGGCACAATAGCTGGTTGGCCATTTGCACAAACAGTCAAAGTTCAATTTAATCCTACAAACATGGGTGATCTCTTGAGCAATATGTATCTGAGCATCACGATGCCTGGAATAACTGACGGTAACTATGCGGATCAATTAGGGCGACACATTCTCAAGAGTGTCACGATGTATGTGGATGACCTAGAAGTTGAGAAGATCCACGATGATTGGGGAATCATCTATGACGAACTGTACCTAGAAATATCCGAAAAAGTTGCGAATAGATTTCTTGTCAATAGAAATTTAGGCTATGATGATTCCAGTCAGTATGAAGATTATGCGAGGTATAGTTCGAATTTGGTCATTCCACTCCACTTCTTCTTTTCGAGGAAATATGCGAGTGATGAATATTCATCGAATCAACCCAACCGCCCATATTTTCCTGTGTGTGCGATATACAGACAAAAGATTGAATTCGAGTTGGAATTTCACGCACAGACATTTTTCACCAATACCACGGACACATTGAGTCTTCAATCATTCAATCTCATCACTGAAGAAATCACGGTTAGTCCCGAGGAGCGAAAATACCTCGCGAGTGAGAGGCAAATATTCGTGACCGACGTTGTGAAAAAACACCCAACGACTGTGAGCCAACTTGGTCTAGACACCATTCAAAATAATTTAGTGCCAGACATCCCGGTGAAGTGTATTCACTGGTTTCTTCGAAACACCGACTTTGAAGTCGAAGGTGATGCAGTGGGTGCGACAGATGAGAACGAGAAGAGACTATACCAAAACAGATTCAACTTTTCTTCAAACGTCAGCTTCGATGAAGTGCAAACATTTTTCGACCCCATCATGGAGTCTGCGAGTTTTTATATCAATGGTAACAGATTACCCAACGTCACGAATACAAACCACAACTATTACAAGTATCTCATTCCATTCAGAAATCGTCTAGCGAGGCCTTACCGAAATATCTATACGTATAGTTTCTCGATGAATCCGATTAATGTGGAACCATCGGGGAACTTGGATTTTAGTCAGATACAGTCGGATAAAACATTGATTGAGGTGAAACTAGACACAACGGAAGTGGATGTCTCAGCTAAAACTTACTCTTTACACATGTACTACACTGGATATGAGACGTTCATATTCGATCGTGGATTTATGTCACGGGCTTACTAAACAACGAAGACTTGTTCTTCGTGATATAATCGATGATGTTGTTCTTGATACACCATTTGATGAAATTCAACTGTGCCAGAGTTGTATGAATTTCATGAGATGTTCCAGGAACTGTGTATGCAAACTTCTCCGATCGACAAAAGGGGTCGAAGAGTTTTTTGCTATATCCATCCAAACTCGACTTGTATGCACAATGGACAGTGAACAACTTTCCATCTTTGGTCGTGTAAGATGTATGGTTCTTTTTCGCGTAGTTTGTGATGAACCATTCCAGATTTCGTAGAGAAATGCCATTTGACTTGTCAAGAATGTTCATCAATTTAGTTCTGTTTTCCTCTTCATTGTAGAAATTGTTTATTGATGTTAGTAGGATACCAGTTTTACTCATTACCAATCATAGTCCCCAAATCTATAAGCTCTTTTGAAAGTTGACATCCTGGGCAATTTTCAACAAATCCTCGCTCTGGTCCATGCGTATGACTATTCGATCGTACGAGTGAAGAATGGGTGAGACGGTTCGCCTGCATACTATGATGTCTACAGTAGCCATTATCGGTAGCCCTGAAGGTACAGCGCTTGCCATCGTTTCTCTTGGTTCCTTTACAGATCGTACCAGAGAATGTCTTCGGGATGTCTTTTAAGAGAAGATCCATCGAAATTCCATGTTTCTTCGAAATGATCTCGACATACTCATTCATCATCCCGACGAGACGCTGATCTACCTCTTCATCAATGAGCTCGGCAATTTTTTCGTGTAAACTCATTCCTTAACACTAACTTGCTCGTATTTTTTAAATATGTCTTCGACTGAGTTCGATCGAGCTCCTTTAATCCTCTCTCTGAGGTCAGCCACCTTGCCTGTGTCATCGAGACCCATTTTTCTACACTCTTCCATGAGTTGATCCTTCTTCATCGTGCTGAGAGCTGGACCAAGTTTCTTCTTTTTTGGTTTATGTTGTTCGATAATCTCACCGAAGATTTCTTGTTTAGGGTTTTCAAATAACGGTTCAAGAAGATCACACACGGGATTGAGGAACTTGTTCTCAAAGTAGTAAAGGTAATCTACTGGAATGTTGTTCTCTTCGACAAACTTTGGATCTTCGGATTTTTCAAATGCCTTCGCCTTTGGATCATCAGTCTTGACCAGAAGATACGGAACACGATCACCAGATTGAGGTTCAGAACCCGGTTTCCTTTCACGCATTTTGACGACAACCTGAACGTGGGATTGGTTGATATTCACACTCTCTGGACTCGTTATCGATACGGACTCACCCTTGATTTTGTAAGTGTCGGCCAGTGATTGGCTCAGAATGAGCTTTTCATTAGGAACATCACCAGAAAGTAGTTCAATCGCCCTCTCCTTGGCCAACTCCTTCGGTGGTCCAGTGTCAGGAGCGTCAAGAACGACATCAAGAAGCTCCTTGCACACTTCTCTCACGTGGGGTGTATTGTCTCTTCGAACAACCTGGAGACCCTTGATGTCTATGTAGTCCATGTGCATCTGATCATCCTTACCCTTCGTCCAGAGTTTGGCGGCGTATCTCTTTTTCGAGTAGAGAAAGTAAGGCCAGTAGACTTTCTCGAGTTCCAAGTTGTTTGGTTTTTTGAAAAGAGCGCTACACTCCTCTGCGGCTCTTTCACCCAATTCCCAGCTGTACTCGACCGCTTCCAAACCCTTACGATCACCCACATCAAACTCAACCATCACAGAATCGGTATCACCATACCTCACCTTCGCACCTGGAAAGTTAGCCTCCACATAACTCTTCGTCTCCTCGATCATCCCACGACCTCTGCAAGTGGTTGTCGACGCGATCGGAACACATGGAAGAATACCCTTACCAGCACCTGTGAAACCATACACAGAGTTCATCGAAACTTTATAAGCCAACTGTTTACCATTATACACTTCTTTCATCGATCCAGTAGCGGCAGCCATATCCTTCTTGGCTTTTTTGCGGAACTGCTTGAGCTCCAGAAGAATACTGGGTAGAAGACTTGGCACTCCCTGGGCGAACTTGTACACTTTGTCCCCAATCTTGAAGGTTTCATAGGTCACACCAGGTACGTTTCCGTATCGGCGTTCATCCATCACCAGTGTGGAGTAGCAAAGATTGTGAGCCATCATGATCGATGGGTATAGCGCCTCGAAATCTAGGGCTGTGATTGGTGTGTAGTAGGCACCCTTATGCGCTTCGAGAACTGTGGCACCCTCATAGGGCTCTTCAGGGAGAGATCCATACTTGATCGTCGGTACCATGTAGCCAAGCTCCCTGGCCTTCTTGGTAAGCTGACTGAATACCTTAATCTGCTGACCACGTTCGACAAGGAAACAGAGAGGAACCCACGTAGCCTTTGCCATCTCCAGAAGGTTCAAGAGAGTACACAACTTTTTAAGCAGTTTGTGGGGAAGAAGAGTATCCTTAATACAGTACTCAGCAACTTCACCCAACTTTTTAGGGTCTCCCTCGTTGTAACGAGCAAACATCTCCTTCGGGGACATGTCAATCTTTTGATCCCCAAGATACAACTTTGAAACTTCATTCAATTTGTACGAATCGAGTTTGTAGCCCTTCTTCACCTCGTGAAACATATCGAAGATGAATCGTCCAGTCATGGGAAGAAGCTTCAGAAAGTTATCACCCAATGCACTGGAACTCAATTTTTTCATCAACAGTTCACTCGGTGGATCGTGAAGCTTACCCAGATTGAAAAACTCGGGATCACATCCAACCATGTGAGCTCTCTTGAAGATATACTCAAGATCAAAACCAAAGATATTCCAACCAGTTATGATGTCTACATCCTTATCATGAAGATACTTTTGAAACGCTTCAAGCATTTCCTTCTCCGTATCGAAGCTCGCGACATCAGATCCTTCGGTTTTCTTATAGCAAAGACATACTTTCTCATACGGTTCATCATTTCCAAATTTACACAATGAAAGAGCAATCTGAAAGCATGCATCATCAGGAACATCTGCATCCGGAAACTTTCCAGTGGAACTATTACACTCAATATCGAGGGACGCAACAACAAATGGAGCGATGTCATCACGAGCTACAGGCTTTAGAGTTGTCCAGTCGTTACACCAGAGATCGATATCCACCTTCGCGAGATGCGACCGAACACAATCCGAACCAGTATCCAACCAACCCGTAGATTGAATACCTGTGCGATGCATCAACCTCAGGACAGGATCTAGGTTAGACTCGTAGACGTGAAATCTTCGAAAGTCGTTATTGTAAGCAAAAACTGAGTTAACCTTTCTACGATCCGCGAGAGTCTTAAAGTTGAGACGCATATAGGCGAACATTTCATTATTTTGGAAACCCCAAACATCCTTCTTCTGTGTGAGACTGTAGCTCGTCACGTGGTCGGGGCGAAGTTTGTTCAGGTCGTTGAACAGTAATCGAACTTCCTGCTCCGTGGTTCCTCTCGGCAACTTTACGAAAAAGTAAGGTTCGAAAACTGTCGTAAGACACACAGACTTTCCATCCTCCGTCTTTCCCAAAATGCTGATCAAGTGTTCGTCATCCACATCCCTCGCCTCCCAAGTCAAAGCTTGAAAGACTACCATATGTCTATAATGAGCGAAAATTTTAATATCATTTATTAATAAATGTCTGCTGCTTTAATTGAGCTCGTGTCAGTCGGTGCTCAGGATGTGTACATCACTGGCTCTCCCCAGGTCAGCTTTTTCCGTCAGAACTACAAGCGCTACACCAACTTCGCCATGAAGCCCGAGCGCATGGACTACATCGGTACCTTCGGTGATTCCAACGAGGTGTCCATTCCCATTCGCTCCAAGGGTGATCTCATGAGCTACATCTGGATCGAGGCCGATGGTATCGCCGGGTATCAGCAAAATTCCAATGGTCTTTTCTCTAACAACGCCGCGAGACCCACCGAGTTCTCTCTCTGGATTGGCGGCCAGAAGGTGTCCGAGCTCGATTCCCTCTACATTCAAGGTGTTCACAATCCCCTCATGCGTGACTCGACCGCTAAGGCTTCTTTCGCTGTGACCACTAACGCTCGTAAGGAGAATCATACTGGTAACCATTACATGATCCCCTTCTTCTTCGGTGAGGACTGGACTAAGGCGCTTCCCCTCGTTGCCCTCCAGTACCACGATGTCGAGATTCGTGTGAAGTGCCGCGATGGTTTTACCCCTACTACAACACCCAAGGTCTATGGTAACTACATTTACCTTGATACCGATGAGCGCAAGTATTTCACTGATACCGAGCACGAACTTCTCATTACCCAGACCCAATATCAGCTCGCGTCGAACACCGACACGGATATTGATCTCAGTTATTTCAACCACCCCGTAAAGTCGCTCCACCTTGTTTCTGGTGCGGCGTCTGGTGGCAACTGGGCGGATGAATACAACTTCAGCACCGCGTCCCTCTATATTAACGGTACCGCTCTCTTCGAGAACACCTCCAATGTCTACCACCACGATGTCGTGCCCGAGATGCACTGCACCGATCTTCCCGATATGGTCATCGATAACCTCCCTGTTTACTCGTGGCCTTTCTGCCTCACCATGAGCAAGATGCAGCCCACTGGCTCCCTCAACTTCTCTCGCATCGATAACGCGAAGCTTGTCCTCAACAGCCCCACTGGTGGTAACTCTCTCCACCGTATCTACGCGGTCAACTATAACATTCTTCGTATCAAGAATGGTATGGCTGGTGTCGCGTTCGGTAATTAAAGCTATTAAAGAAGTCTAATCTTATACTCATATATGGAAATACTCGAGTTTTTTCCAATCCCCGTCGGGGTTGTAAAATTAAAGAGAGACTTAAAAGACCAAGAGCTCATTTCCGTGAATATTTTAAAGAACAACACTACAATAAATATTAGTAAAAATAAAGTAAGTAATGATAAATATGTTCTTAACAACGAAACATTTCACGAATTAAAAGAAATTATAACAGAACATCTGAACGATTACATGAAAACAATTTTTAAACCAGATACAGATATAGAACTATATATAACAAACTCGTGGATAAATTGGACAGAAAATGATACCGCTCATCATCTACATTCTCATCCCAATAGTTTAATATCTTGTGTTTTATACATAGACACCGATGTTAATAATGATATAATCACATTTAATAGACCACATGGCTCTTATTTATTTGGAAATATTGGTGATTTTTCCAAACTTCCAGCCAGTAGATGGGTATCAAACGATTGGTCTATTCCGGTAGTCAAAAATCATCTTATAATTTTTCCCTCTCAACTTTATCATCAAGTTTTGCCTAGACTTAACTCTAGTAAAGGAACGAGAGTAAGTTTGGCTTTAAACACATGGTTCAAAGGAACGGTGGGTTCATGTGGGACAGCCACACTAAAGTTGTGAAAGAATCTGTTTCGTCTTTTCATACATCCGCTTTCCATGAAACGTCTTGTCCTTTAGCTCATCCCAAATTGTGAGTCGATCTTCGAGGAACTTCTTGAACTTATTCGAGTCACAATGAGACTTATAACGAACCTTTTCACCCTTAAGTGCCTCCTCCATCACACGATTACGGGCATCCATTGAACGCTTATCAAGCTCATCAGGAGTGAGACGAGTGGACACATCAGCTGTTTTCTTGTTCATATATAGTATGGACGACTCTACGCTTTATACCATATTGTACTACTGTCGTTCATGTAGAAGAACCTATGACGGTGCTGCACAATGCTGCTTCGAGATGGATCACGAAGAAGTTAAAATCTCCGAGAATACTAAATGATCCCCCTCGTCCTCGTCGGTGGTCTCGCTGCTCTCACAGCATACACATTCTTGGGTCAGAACCTCGTGTCTTCAGAGGAAGCCAAGCGTCTCATCAAGGAGGGCAAAATCAAGAAAGTCATTGATGTTCGTACAGCCATGGAATATCGTGCAGGTCACTATCCCAGAGCTTTACACATCCCAGTCGATAAGATCAACGAAAAGACAACGGCTGAACTTCCCAAGAGGGGGCTACTCGTCTACTGCAACACTGGGCAAAGAGCCAGATTTGCGGCAGAGAAATTGGTGGAACTTGGTTTCAAGCAAGTCTATTACATAGCTGGACACTATTCATCTCTATTTTAGTTTTACTCCCAAAACCCTTCTCAACTTTTGGAGTATAGCCGGATCAGGAATAGCTCTACCAGACTCGTATGCATTAATAATACTCGCATTCACCCCAACTACGATTGCTAAATCTTTTTGTGTCTTGAAACCTTTAGCAATTCGCCCCTGTTGAATCATCTTCGCCATAGAGAGAGAAACCTTCTTGTGTGTTCCCAACTCTTCACGATCCAACTTTTGTTCCTTCGTCACTTCACGGTGTGGCTGGGGTGGCCTCTGGTTAGAGGGTGCAGCCTTCCCATGAATGACGACAGGGTTCCAATCCTGGTGGTTCATATGTCTATATCTTGTGTTTCGTTTTTAATAACCTTTCCAACCGTTCCTTTTCCCTTCTCATGAAGATAGTCAACTCCATGACTTCACCTTGAAGTTTAACCTTTCCCGCTTGACGCATCCACATCACGTGTTCAACTCTGGTCACGTCGACACACGACATCTTTGTGTCCGGGGCTTGACTGTGATGAACAGCTAGAACCATCGCATCCTTCTTCGTCTCTTTGGGAAGTTGTGCACCTTCATGACACACTATGACATGTGACCCAGAACACCCTGCCACATGCATCCACCAATATTGTGGGGCACTCGAAAGTGTCAGTTGATCATTTTCTTTAGCATTCTGTCCCACTTGTATCGAGATTCCATCATGGGAAGTATATTCGAGCATGATTTTTCGTCGTATTATTTCCTTATGTAGAATTATTATGCACGTCGTGTTGAGACCCAGCCCATCTGTGACACACAAATATAGAGTGACTCTCCCTAATCAACGCGCCATTGATTTCGGTCAAAAGGGGTTTCAACACTACGTCGACCACGGTAATCCTCGTCTCATGCGGGCACATCTCATTAGGAAGGGAGCTGTCATTCCTAAGGAGTTGCGAATCGAGACGAATCCCCTAGAGATTCACCGTGGTATGTTGATGGTCGACGAAAGTGCCGAGGAGGACTGGGAGGATTTTTTCAGGGCTGAATATTGGGAAAGATGGCTATTATGGTCATACCCAGATGTCAACAAGGCCAAACTTTTCATGACCATGAATAAGGGTATGCTTTTCATGCCCCAACCCGAAGACCTATGGTTTTCTAATTGCCGGTAGAACCGAAGCCACCCGAACCTCTCTCAGTCTCCTCAATAATTTCAATTTCCTTGACGGGTGGTGTCTCACAACGCTCTAGAACGAGCTGAGCGATGCGATCCCCCTTCTTAACCTCAAAGTCTTTGTCTCCATGATTGAAGAGAACGACTTTGACCTCTCCCGTATAGTCTGGATCGATGACTCCAGCCCCAACTTGGATACCATGTTTGACAGCGAGTCCCGAACGGGGGGCAACTCGCCCGTATACTCCAGATGGGAGAACAACTGCGATCCCCGTGGAGACAAGCCCCCTCTCTGACGAGCGAATAACACACTCCATATCGCTGTAGAGGTCATAACCCACAGCGCCATCGGAACCACGAGTAGGAATAATAGAATCATACGAAAGCTTCTTGATCCCGAGGGACATACTACGTATCATTGTATTGTAATCCTTAAGTTGCATTCGAGGAGAATCGAACTCCTGACATCAAGCTTACTAAACTTGCGCTCTGCCACTGAGCTACGAATGCTCGCAGACTTGCTGGGGATCGAACCCAGAATGTTGGATTAGAAGTCCAAAGTGATATCCATTTCACTACAAGCCCCTAGAATGCTGGAAGCGGGGTTCGAACCCGCGAGGCTTGCGCCAGACGATCTTAAGTCGTCCTCCTTAGACCACTCGGACATCCCAGCATCGGTGAATAGCACCCTCCCACGGTACTCAAAATAGCCCTCAAATCTTTAAGCACTTTGGAGGTGGTTCAAATGCTGTTCTTTCCTCGAGTTCCTTGCGTTGCTTCATCTTCTTGATGTCCGCACCTTGGCAGTCATGCTTCGACAAGTTTATGCAACTCGGGCAAAAACTACCTTCACAGTATGTACAGTCGATGGGAACACCACACTTCTTCTTGCAACGCTCACACGGCATTTAATATAACTGAGATAAAGATTTTAAGTGTTTTTATGGGAGAGAATGTCCCTCACTTACGCTTCAATCGTACCAAAACCCACAGAGTATGTGAGACTGAAATCAACCCTAAAGAAGTCTACAGCTGGATATGGGACCGTCCTAGCCGCTACACACTTCATCACACAAGGTGCAGAGCAAGGTGTCTCTGCCACTTTGGGAGCCATGGCATCCTATGCATATGTATCCCTCCTCTCTGATCGCGTTGATAAGTTTGAAGAATCGACATTTCAAAAGGAGTTCTTGGCACCTTTGGGAGCCGCGGCTTTTGAAGTATCGTGGAATAACGCACCTTTCGCATTTGATTTTGACTATGGAGCCACATTTGTGGGATTTCTCGCATACAAGTTTGCACTCTCGACAGTTCTATACGAAACTGTGAGACACATGATGATCGGGGACAGCGAGGCCTTTTATAATACCGAGGAAAAGGTCTACAACGACCTTAGCGAAGACGAGCCATCTCCCGAGCAATTTGAACAACCCGTCGAGGCGAATGCTGATTGAGGCGCAGCCTGTTGACTAAAAGAAACTTGTTATTGGCGGTCAGACCCTTCATCGCCTTGATACGCTTGGTAGCCTCCTGCTTGGTGAGAGGCTGAGCCTTCTTGGAAGGCTTGGGCATGGGCATCACAGCCACGACAACTCGGCGAGCTGGGGTCACGACACGCTCACGAATGGGGGTCACGACGCGGGTAGTCATGGTCTTCATGAAGTTCGCGGCAACCTTCCTGTCGAGAGCCTTCTTCTCGGCACGCTTCTTGGCGGCAGCGCGCTTCCTGGCGGCATCGGGGTACAGCTTCGCGAGGGGGACATTGTTAGTATTGGAGTTCTTGGCACGCGCCTTGATGGCACCGCAGAGCTCACCGACAGTCTTCTTCTCAGTGCTAATACCATACTTCTTGGCAACCTTGACCACCTCATCCTTCTTGTAGAGACGGCACTTCTTACGACCGATCTTGAGATCACCCGCCTTGTCCACAGAAACGAGTACTGGAGTCATTGTTTACTTATTACATAGAATTTTACCTAGTAAGCTCCTCAATCCTCTGGATCTTCCCCGTCTGGAGGAACTCGTCAATCTTCTTGCCGATGCCTGCACCGATGCCCTCAATCTTCTTGGGACCCTTGGCGATTTCCTCACCGCTGGTCACTTCAAAGCTGAGTTCACGGATGATCTCAGCCGCACGCCTGTAGGCGCGGATCTTGAAGGGGTCTTGAGAGCCATGGGGCTCAGCCTCGAGGGACGCAAGAGCCTCGAGAGCCCAAGCGATCTCCTCGTTGGTCTCACCAACAGCTGACCATTCCCTCTCCAGCCTTTTAAGAGGGTGGATACTATCAGTCTTATCAAAAGCGGTAGCCACCCTCTTCAGATCCTCGAGCCTCTTGATCTTTCCGGTCTCAAGGAACTCGTCGATCTTCTTGGCGATACCCTTGCCGATGCCAGGGATCTTCTTGGGACCCTTGGAGAGCTGCTCACCACTCGTCACCTTGAAAGTGAGCTTGGAGATGGCGTAGGCAGCATCATCGTAGGCAGCCTTCTTGAACTCATCGGTCTCATGGTAGCAGAGGCTGTCAAAGACATCAGCGAGCTCTTGGTTCGGATACTCGATCTTCTCAAGCTTCTTGATGTTTCCAGTCTCGAGGAACTCATCGATCTTCTTGGCAATACCCTTGCCAATACCCTTTACCTTCTTGGGACCGGTAGCAAGCTCAGAGCCACTCTTGACCTCGAAGGGAAGCTTGTAGATGGCGTCGGCAGCATTGCGATAGGCATCCCGCTTGTGGGGATCCTCCTCATAGGAGGCGAGCTTGTCGAAAGCGTCGGTGAGATCGGAGTTGTAAGAGACGAAGAAGTCCGAGTCGGAGTCTGACTCGATCTCAGACTCGGAGTCTGAATCGTCGATGATGATTTGCCCGTCGGTCGACCCAACAGATTCCGTATCGGAATCATCGTCGTGGTACTCGTTGAGAAAGTCATCGATTCTGGCAGCGATGTTCTTACCGATACCATTGATGTTGAGAAGACTCTCACCACTCTCAACCTCGTAGTCGAGGGTGGCGACGATATCCGCAGCCCTTCGGTAGGCGGCCGTCTTGTAAAAGTCGGAAGTCATCTCACCAAGCTCCCGGAGGTGCTCGGCAATGTGCTTGTTCAATTCGAACGTCTTTGTTCGAGCGGTCGTCTCATAGAGAGAGGGCTTGGCCTTGAGTTCTTTGAGTTCCTTCTCGAGCTGGGCATTCTTGGTCTCGAGCTCGCGGATGTAGTTAATGGCAGTAGTAAGGTTCATGATGACAGAAGAAGTGTTGGAGGACATTAGATACATTTCATATTGGAAAGGGTGCACTTAGGTGTTTAAAGAATAAAAACTTTCGAAAATCAGGAATGATAGCTCTTGCTAAGCCTTTAACGATCCAACGACCCCGTGTCAAGTTACAAACCAAGAAAAATGTCACCAGACGCCCCGTGCGCAATGTTCGCGTCCAAGCTGCTCTCCCAGACCCAAATCTCACGAACTATGCCCTCTTTCAACTCACTTCGTGGGTTCTTCCCATGACCATCGCTGGTCGTCTCATGAAGATGGAGTACAATGAAATCGGTGTGGGTCTCATCGCACTCGCCGTTGCGAAGACCGCTCTAGAAGCTGGTGGAATTATTCACTATTAAAGATATGGCGGGAAACTACATAAATGCACGTTCTTCGACCAATCATTGCACGTCCAAATGTCCGCGTCAGCGCTAAAAAGAGTGACTTTGTGTCACCCACCGAAGCACCCGGTGAGGGAAATCGGAGGTTTCCTTCGATGGACCAAGGTCCCGACGAACCCGAAAAAAAGATGAACCCTATTAAAAAGTTTCTTATGGACGTTTTCAAAATCGAGGAAATCGATTATGGAAAGTTCCGTAAGGAGAGTAAGTGGGCTATTAGACCTCGATCGAAAGATTGAAGTTTTTATCGAATTTGCCTAGACGGATTTTACCCTCGTCGACGAGGCGCTTAATTTTCATACCAAGTTCGAGATGATCGTCCATCTTGGGCATACCTGGAACATCCGGCATGAATGCCATCAACGTAACCATCTTCTGATTCATGGTCAGGTCTCTGTTTTGAAACAGTTGCTTGATGTGTGGAGGGAAGTTATCTACGTTCATTACATTCTAAAGAATTATACTCTTTAATAATCTAAGTGACCACCAATTCTTCCATAATCTCACCTAAAATCAAAATGTCTTCTATCATCAAGGCTGAACCCGGATACTACGTCTTCACCCTCAAAGAGATGGGGAGTGACGAGGTGGTCCTTACCAAGCACCCCGTGATCGCCTTCGAAGTCATAACTTGGCGTTCTAGTGAATTTTACAGGACTCGACCGATCACAGCTGTAGGCGATACCTCATTTGAAGACCAGACCCTACTGACCCCAGATGTGATGGTCTATGAGAAAGGGGCCGCTCCATGCACTCTGGAAACATATATCCAGGGTCTCAAGGATCAACATGGCGAGCGTCTCCACCTGAATCCGAGTGTATGAGTTCAACTTCATAGCCTAGTTCCTCCACCACTGGGTCGTTCCTATAGTCCTCCTTGTAATACACTTTTTTGATTCCACTACTCGCCAGTGCCTTGTAGCAATTGAGACATGGGTAATGGGTCACATACGCCACACAATCATCGATGGAGGCACCCCTCTTCGCCGCATCCGTGATTGCGTTAATCTCCGCGTGTATCGTCGCTTGTTCGTGACCATCCCTCATGATGGACTTGTGTTCGCACCCACCTAGAAATCCATTGTAGCCCATACTGATGAGCCTATTGTTCTTGACGAGGACACACCCCACCTTCAGTCGCTCACATGGAGATCGCACAGATGCGAGTTGAGCAGTCTGCATGAAGTAGTCTTCCCAAGAGATTCGGGACATCTTAATTAAAGAGATGGAGTAAATCTTTAATTAATGGTAAACAATACAGGATTAATTTATAAAATTACAAGTCCATCTGGGAAAATTTATATTGGTCAAACAATTGGGAGCTTAAATAGGAGATTATCACGCCACGCTACAGAATCAGGTTGTGTCGCGATGAAACGCGCGATGGATAAATATGGTAGAGAAAATATGAAATATGAGGTTATAGAAGAAAGTATTCCACTTGAACATCTCGATGATTGTGAAATGTATTGGATAAATGAGTTAAACACACTCTCACCGAATGGATATAATCTTACAACCGGTGGTAGACGACCAACATTTTCTGAGGAAACCAAAGAACGTCTACGAGAAGTAAGCCGTGCGAGAAAAATCGAGAGAGATGGGTATTTGGGAAGTGTACATCTGGTTAATAAAAATAGATTTATGCCCAGACTTGCGATAAATGCTAAAGAAGAAAACCTTTCACATCACAGTTTTAAAACTCGTGAAGAAGCGGTAAATATATTGATACAATACACAAAAGATCCAGATAACTTCATAAAACCTGGCACCCCTATAAGAAAGAAACAATCAGGAACTGTATACAAACTATCTAGTGGACGTTGGATTGCGAGAGCAACGAATGGTAACCACATAGGTATTTTCAATACAAAGAATGAAGCTGAACAGGCCCTTAATAAATATCACGGGACCGGTATAACAAGTAAAACTAATAGACCAAAAGGTTCCGGAACTATAGAACAAAAATATAACGGTAAGTGGCGTGCAATAGTATGCGGGGTAGGAATAGGAACATTCGATACAAAAGAGGAAGCCGAACAGGGGATTATTCGATATAAGGAAACCGGTGTTACAAATGTAACATACAGAGAAGGTGGTTCTGGAACTGTAACATTCGATAAACAATCCCAAAAATGGCGTGCACGTTCATCAGATGGGAAGTATGTGGGAACGACATTCATTACAAAAGAAGATGCTGAACAAGCTCTAGATAAATATAATGAAAACGGCGAATTGCCACCAGCTAAAATAAGACCTTCTGGTTCTGGAACTGTATATTTCAACAAAACGAAAAATCGGTGGGGGGCTCGTACAAAAGAAGGTAAATATATTGGTGCGGGATTTCTCACAAAAGATGAGGCTAGAAGCGCACTTGATAAATATCTCACCTCAAATCAGCATCAGCCGTGTAGTACGTCTTCCCCTTCATGATGAAGCTGTGCACCCTCGCATACCCCCACGCTTGTGGAGAAGCTCCCGGACGATGCCCGGTTCTCCACGCAGCGAGACCCCTATTGTACACCGTCTGGAGA